CCATCAACACCGGTGACGTGTCGAAGGTGGACATGGCGAAGCTCGAAGAGCAAGTCGGTAAGGACAACGCCACTCTCGTTATGGCTGGTGTGACCAAGTGGGCCGCCGATGCGGGCGCTGCCCAGCTGGAAGCTGCCCGCGAGGTGCAGGCATCCGTTGGTGGTGCAGAAGCGTGGAACAAGATGACCGCGTGGGCCAAGACCAAAGCCAAGGCGGACCCGGCCTTCAAGAAAGAGGTGCAGGACATCACCAAGATGATCAATGGCGATGCCACCCAGCGGCGGCTGGCCGCAGCCGAGTTCAAACGTCTGTATAACGCGGACCCGAAGAACTCGACCGTGGGAACCACTGAGACCGTGAAAGCGGACGGCGTGAACTCCCCGAAAGTGGAGACCATGACCGGCTCCGAAGCGTACGCCGCCAAGGCGACACTGTCCCGTCAGCGTCAACTGCACAAGATCACGCAGGCCGAATACAATGCCGGTATGCGGAAAATCCAAGCTGCACGTAACGCTGGTCGCGCTTCCGGTAAGTAAGCGTGTACACTATTATAGGAGAGACCCTGCCCAGAGAGAATTTTTGACTCTGGGGTGGGGTCTCGACCCTATAGAAATTCAACTCGCCTACGCCTCCGCCAGTACCCCGTCATGGGCGAAGTACGGGAGGCATGGTACTTTTATCCAGAAAGGAATGCCTAATGGCTCTGGAAAGTGGTGATACAGTAAACATGACGACCTTCGCCGACATGATCGACGACTATCGTGGTGCCGTCGACAGTCAGTTCGCGAAGTCTTCGATCATGCGCGGTTTCTATCCCGTCAAGTCCATCATGGGCACCGACACCGTCGTACAACGCCGGGTTGGTCGCACTACGCTGCAGACCCTGACCGACGGTGTGCGCCCTGATCCTATCAAAACCAACTTCGGCACCGTGACCGTCACCGTGTCTGTGATCCTGTTGGCTCGTAACGAACGTCCGATGCTAAACGAAATCCAGACCGACTTCAACGCACGTTCGGAGCTGGGCAAGGATCACGGCAAGGAACTGGGCAAGAAGTTCGACGAGAGCATCTTGATCATGGGCCGTAACGCGGCTGGTGACAGCTCGATTAGCACCGCCCCCGGTCTGCAGGAAGGTACCCCTGCCCCGACTGCGAACGGCGGTGACTCGTACAACGGCGCATTCGGTGCCGGTCATATCTTCAACTTGGCCGCTCTGGCGGACGCGACTGACGGTGTCGACCTGTACGCTGCCATCGAAGCAATCGGGGTTGCCATGGAAGAGAACGACATCGACACCGATGAGCACGTCATCTTCCTGCGTCCCGCACAGTACGCCGCCATTCTGAACGACATGGCCGACAAGCTGCTGGACAAAGACCTGTCGACCGACAACGGCGACTTCGCTGACGCCGTCGTGAAGACTTTGCTGGGTATCCCGCTGGTGAAAACCGCGCGCATCCCCGCTGCTGCGAACGCCGCACACGAGTTGGGAACGGAGTTCAACACCTCGGCTGGCTCGGCGCGTTGCGCTGGTCTGCTTCTGCACCCGAAGTCGGTGCTGGTCGGTGAGAGCATCCCGATGTCGTCGAAGATTTGGTTCAATGACGAAGAGAAGACTTGGTTCATCGACAGCTGGATGGCATTCGGCGCCAGCGTTGACCGTTCCGACGTCTCGGGTGTGGTTTACTACCCCGCCTCCTAAATCCTGCCTTTGCGCAGTCGCCCCACCGTGCTTCGCGCATGGTGGGGCTTTTTTCGTTTTTGGAGACAATCATGACAGAACTCGAAATCCTGAACGCCATGCTGGCTGCTGTCGGCTCCAATGGCGTCACCTCGACCACTGGCCGTCATCCGCAGCTGATGAAGGCCCAGCCGATCCTCAACCGGGTCGATGCAGAAATTCAATCCAAGGGCCACTGGTTCAACACCGACTGGAAACTTCCGCTTGCCAAGGACAGTATCACCGGTGAGTTCCTCGTACCGCAGCGCACGCTGTCGTGTGACCCATCTGATCCGCGCGTGAAATACGTGCGTCGCGGTCGCCGCATGTACGACCCGCACAACCACACATACGACATCGACGAAGAGACGATCCTCGTGGACGTCGTGATCCAGCTGGACATCGAAGACCTACCGGTCTCTGCTGTCGAATACATCACAACCAAGGCGATCCATCTGATGGTTCTGAACTCCGAGATCACCGCGACTGAAATCCAGACCCGCGCCCGCGATATGCAGATGGCCCAGATCGCCTTCAACGAGGATCGCGTCACACACGAGGACACGTCCCTGCGTGACAATCCGAACTACGCATACATCATGTCTGGCCTTCCGAAGATTGGTGGTCGGTCGCAAAATCCAAAGATCATAGGAGGTGGCTAATGCCCCGTGTTGACGGATCACTCGGCTCTCTAATTCAAGGGCTGTCGCAACAACCAAAACGCAACCGACGCCCCGGTCAGGTCGAGGTATGCGTCAACGCTCTAAATGACCCGGTGCGCGGCGTAGTTCGCCGACCGCCAGCGCAATTCATCGCGGACCTCACAGGAATGCCTGAAGACATCTCGAACACGGAGTTTGGCTTCGTTGAGGATGGCTACGGCGCGACCGTTCTGTGGGCAGCTGATGGTGGCAACATCCGCCTCTACAGCCTGACAGACGGTGCCCTGCTGGAGACAATGACCAACGCATATCTCAACACCGTCGACGGTGAGAGCAACCTTCGCCTGAAGACCATCAATGGTGTCATCATGGTTCTGAATAACAGTGTCGAAGTGGCTATGACTTCTGGAGCACCCGCTGACGCCTTCACGGATCACGCATGGGTTTGCTTCGCACGCGGTGGCCAGCCCGACACGGAATACCGCATCACTTTGACAGACCCCGACGGGACTTGGACGATGGTCCGCAAGACCAGCGCCACCGTCAGCTTCGACAGCACACCCGGCGCGCTCATCGCGAGCTTCGCCGACCTTTTCGACGGCACTACGGCACCTACAGCCGGGTCGACCTTCGAGGGTGCAGACGAGAACGGTGTCCCGGAGCTAGACCCGTTGGTTATCCGTGCACATATGAATGCGAACCTGACCATGGAGGAGATCGAGAACCACCTCGCCTTCACCTACACGGGCACGTATGCAGAGAGCGACGTTGCCATGTCCACCACGGACGGTGGCGGGACCAACCTGATCTTCGTCATGAAGGATGAGATCGACGAGGCCGGTCATCTGCCACTCCGCGCACAGAAGAACCGTGTGGTTCTGGTTGCCGGTGAGGCTGTGGACCGCTCGGACGACTACTATGTCAAGTGGATCACGGACAGCGCTTCTGCGGACGGCTCGTTCGAAGACATCGACGGTGTGTGGCGTGAGACCACGAACCCGACCGAGGACTTCCAGATCGACGCGAACACCATGCCGCACGAAATCCTGAAGGACGGTCTTGGTGCCTACTTCATCCGCACAGGCACTTGGGCAGATCGCGCCGCAGGCGACGACCTAAGCAACCCACGGCCGGAGTTCATCGGAGATAAGCTGCAGGACATGATCGAGTTCCAGTCACGGCTACTTTTCGTGCACTCGCGCTGGGTGAACCTATCGCAGAGCTTCGAACTTGGCAACTTCTGGCTGCAGTCCGCGACCGGGCTACAGGACGATGACCGTATGAGCGCCCGCGCCCCAAGTGGTGACGGCGACCCGACAATGACCCGGATCGTACCGTACGCCTCTGACCTGCTCATCTTCGCAGAACCTGACACCCAGTATGTGTTGGACGGCGACATCCGCCTCACCCCCCACAACATCTCCGTGGCCCTGACGACCGAGTTCGGCTTCACCAACGCGGTGCGTCCTCAGTTCGGCGGCGGTAACGTTTTCTTCTCCAGTGTGTCTGGGAACAACACCCAGCTGCATGAGATGTTCTGGCAGGGCAACCAAGAGACCCACGACCGACGCACAGTCACAGAGCACGTACCTAAGCTGCTCCCGACCACCATCGACAACATGGTCGTCTCGGACAGTGGCTCGTACTGCATCCTGTGGGCGTCGACCGCTCCCAGCACTCTGTACCTATACCAGTACCTGTGGCTTGACCAGAAGAAGGTCCAGTCCGCGTGGTCCATCTGGACGTTCTATGACGACGTGATTTCGATCAACTCGGAAGACGCCGTGCTGAACATTTTGTTCAACGACAAAGACGTGGACGGTTACGGCCCATACCTCGCGAAGATCGATCTGACCGAGACCACTGTGACTGGGCTGGAGCACATCGTGCATCTGGACCGTCAGCAGGTTGTTACGTCGCCCACGGTGACCATGCCGAAGCTGGACGGGACTGAAACGTATTTCGGTGTGTACGGTGGATCGACTGATCTTCCGGGCCTCACCGG